ATGTCAACAACAATGCCGATCGCCGTGGTGCTGCTATCAGGCGGCCTCGATTCGATGGTCACCGCGGGGCTCGCCAGCGAGCAGGGCTTTGCGCTCCACGCTCTGAGCATCGACTACGGCCAGCGTCACGCACGCGAGCTCGAAAGCGCGAAAGCTATCGCCGACCTCCTGGGGGTGGTGAGACACGTCACGCTTCCGCTCGACCTGCGACAATTCGGCGGTTCCGCGCTCACCGACGATATCGCCGTCCCCAAGACCGGGGTCGGCGACGACATCCCCGTGACCTACGTCCCGGCGCGCAACCTGCTGTTCCTCGCCTTGACGACTGCCTTTGCCGAGAGTTCGGGATCGAGCGACATCTTCATCGGGGTCAACGCGCTCGACTACTCGGGCTACCCGGACTGCCGTCCCGAATTCATCGCCAGCTTCGCCGAAACCGCGCGGTTGGGCACGAAGCAGGGAGTGGAAGGACGACCCTTCACCATCCACGCTCCGCTCCAGCACATGAGCAAGGCGGACATCGCTCGCGAATGTGCCCGGCTGGGCTTCGATCCCGCGTGGAGCTGGTCTTGCTACGATCCCGCACCGGGAGGCGAGGCTTGCGGGCTGTGCGACAGCTGCCGCCTGCGTCGCCAGGGGTTCGCGGATGCGGGCGTTGTCGATACCACGCCCTACGCCGCCGACGCCTGATCAGCCGCGCGACAGAACGCCGCAGGCCGCCCGGCCGCCGGCGTTTCCGGTAGGATCGGTGCGATAATCGTCGGCATTGGCGTGCACGACGATGGCCGTGCCGTCCGCATCGAAGAGGTCGTTCGACACACCCGACAAGGTTCCGCGAACGACCGCGCTCATGGTTCCAGTGCCGTCGGCACCGATGGTTACATTGGGCAGGTCGCCCAAGTGCGCACCGCGCGGATTCTGGATCCCGTGCTCCGCATTGCCGGGATTGAGATGGCCGCCGGCCGAAGTGAAGTCGGGCGCAATGCAGCTACCCGTGGTGTGAAGGTGCACGCCGTGTACTCCGGGCGTCAGACCGGAAAAGCTGGCGTTCATCGTCACCTCGCCGCCCAGCGAATACATACGCATCGTGCCGATTGCGTTGCCCTGCGCATTCATCACCGTCGCGCTGCCGATCTGTTCGGCGGCATTCTCGTAGACGGTCTGGCAGGCGCCGAGCGCGGCGAGCAGCGGGATGGCGAGAAGCGACTTGCGAAGGTGGGGCATCAGAGATTGTCCTTGGCGATGGTTCGTAAGGGGTTCGACCATGCCAACGACGGAAAGCTCCGCAGGGTCCGCGTCAGTCGGAAAGAATTCCCGCCGCGACGAGCGCCGTAACCAACCCGGCGATGGCAGTGCGCGCTTCCACGTCCGTGACCGAACCGCCGGTCGGCGCAGCGATCGCGGCGGCGCGCCGCCAGGAGCCGTCGAACAGCGCCTGTTGCCCGGCGGCCTTGTCGAACAGCCGCATCCCGGCGCGCGGCGCGGCGAACACCCAGTTGCCCGACTGCCGCCCGGCAAGCTTGCCCGCCTGGCCCACCCAGGCTCCGCTCGGCGTGTCGCCGACCAGCCATGTCTCGCCGTCGACGGGCGATGTCGGCGGGGCGTTGGCGATGCCTTCGATGGCCGGATGCAGCAGGGTGTCGAGCCGGGCGAGCGCCTCGTTGACGGTGAACTCCTTTTGCGCCTGCGCGCTGAAGAGGTTCGGGAGCGCGTGGCGCGGAGTCGTGGAGGCAAAGGTGATCGGATCTGTCATGATGGCCCTCAGTTGATCGTAGTCATGAGCAGGGGAAGCGAGCGTGCGTGGGTGCCAATCTGGCGGACCCAGAGCGCCTTGCCGCCGTGGTCGGAGCGCAGCGCGCCGAGGTCTGCAGAGGCGATGACGAGCGCGGGTTCGCTCACCTGCCACATCACATCGGGTGCATCGGGATCGCCAAGGCCGACCTCGTAGGCCTCTGCCTGTTCGACCATCGGCACCTCGACCGTGCCGGACCAGGCCCAGGTGCCTCGCGCCCGGCGGGTCCAGGCGAGGGCGAGCGATCCGTCGTCTTCTTCCCGTGCCTTGGGATGAACAGGGCAGGGCGGGCGAAGGCTCGAGCCGAGGCCGGAAATCGCGTCGACGACCGGCTCCTCGTCGGAAAGACCGATGGCGGCGACGGCGGTCGCGGTCCCGAGTTCGTTGACATCGAGCGCGACCGGTCGGGCGTCGAGCATTACGAAACCGGAGCCTTGCGGCGAGCCGACCAGTGCGAAATGCTCGGTACCGCCGCGCCCGCGCAGAAGCCCGGAAAGCCGCCAGCGGCCCTCGCCGAGGCTTTGCGCGGTGGCAAACTGGACGATCTCCTCGCCCACCAGTGCCCGGTTGGCCCCTTGCGCCAGCGCCGCCAGGTCGACGCTGTCGAGCACGAAGTCGGTCGACATCAACTGCACTTCGATGTCGGATTCCCGATCGATCAGCACGCTGGCTGCGGGCCGCAGCGCGCCCAGCGTTGTGCCGACCACGCTGCGCCGCGAACCGGTCGCGCCGATGGGGAAAAGCGCGCCGTTGTTCTCTCCGTACAGCGCCGCCCCCGTCCAGCCCTGTGACGTGGAGGAAGCGGCGGCGAAGACCTGCCGCGTATCGGACGATCCGTTGCCATCCCAGGGAAGTTCGTAGGCTTCGAGCACGGTCGGTGTTGCCACGATGTCGACGGATCCCAGCACCCTTCCCGGCGCGGCGGCGGCAGCTGTACCGTGGCGTTGGGGCAGGCGCTGGAGATCGAGCTCGAGCCCGGTCTCGCGCCACTCCCAGGCCTCGACGCGCCATTTGCCGGGCTGTCCCGGAACGCTGACGATCTGTCCCGGACTGAGTGAGGGATCGATTTCTGCGATGCGATAGGCGAGCCGGTCGCGCGCCCACCCGGCCCGCTCGGCAGCAGCATCGGCGAGACGCTTTGCGCTCGCGGCTTGCAGCGCACCGGGGAAGTCGATGATGCGGTTGCGTTCGGGCGAAGCGCGCCCGCTCGCGCGTTGCAGGCCTGCCTGGTAATCGCGGTCGATGTCGTAATAGCGCAGACCGGCGGGCACACCGGCGGCGTCGGGGCGTGCGCGCTCGCGCTTGCCGGAAAGGCCGCCGAAGCCGTCGCCCTGGCGGTCGACGACCGGTGCCGGGAGGACGAGCACGGGATTGCCGACCGGATCGCCGCTCGAGATGCTTAGCCCTGCTGCACCCGCGTCGCTCGCCAGCGGGTAGGCGCGGTCGATCGTGGCGAGCGTGTCGGCAAGGGCCCCGCCCTCGTCGGAATAGCCTTCGAGGTCGTCCAGTGTGCGCCCTACCTCGCCCGCCGGCTGCGCCGGAGACACCAGCTCCGCCAGCGAAACCTGTCCGTCGTCGGCGACGATCTCGAAGGTAAGCGCGGGGATGCGGTTGCCAAAATCGGCGAGCTGCAAATTCTCGAATACGCAGTAGGCGAGGCCGCGAAACGCCGGGCACTCGCTGCCCTCGGCGCTGGCGATTAGCGGGTCGGGCAGCTGGTCGCCGGTGCCGGTGTAGACGCGCAGTGCGCCCTGCACCTTGAGGTCGCCCGCCGCCCCGCGCAGCAGGTTGCCATCGGCCCAGATGCGGCCGACCCGTTCGATCTTGCGGCTGGCCAGCGCCACGGCGAAGGACGAGGAATAGGAATAGGTTGTGGTCGACGGGCGTCCCTTGCCACCTCCGCTCTTCTCCGCGCTTTCCTTGAGATCGGTCGCCCAGATGATGGTGCCCGCGGCTCGCATGGTGCCGAAATGCCGGGCGAGCGGAGCGCCGTAGCTGGAGGTGGTGACCTTGAGTTCGGTCAGGCGCGGACCCTCACGGTCCGGCGGTCCGAACAGCGCGCCGTCAATGCGGCTGCCGACCAGTGCGCCGAGCGCACCTCCCAGGGGGCCGCCAATGGCCGTGCCGACGGCGGTAAGTACGAGAGATGCCATGCGTGGCCTTTCCGGTCAGGTGAGACGCCAGCGCCCGACGATGGGCCATGGCAGCGGCGCGGGGGTGAGCACCGTGTGGCCCAGCCCGGCGTGTGTGTGGACGAAGCCGCCGCGCACCGCGGCGACGGCGAGATGGAACTGCGCCGGTCCGGTCCGGACCATGACGACGTCACCGGGACGCAGCCTGGCCCGGGTCGCCTTGAAGCCCGCTTCGGGGAGCAGGGCGAGAAGCGGGGCGACGTCGCAGTTGCGCAAGGTATAGGTTGGCAGCGCGGGCGGCTGGCGTCCGATTGCGACGAGCGCGGCATGGACAAGGCCGATACAGTCGATACCGCTTGCCGGATCGCGACCGCGCAGGCGAAAGGGTGTGCCGACAAGTACCTCGGCGGCCTCGGCGAAAGCCCGCCTTGCGCTCTTCACCGCGACCCCGTGGGATAGCGGGCGAGCAGGTCGTTGCCCGGCAGGTGCGGTTCGCCGCGGAAGTTCGCGGCGTTGGCGAAACGCCCGGCGCAGGTCGCAATGGTGTGATCGCACCCCTCGCGAAGGTAGGCGCGGGCACCCGGCGCGATATCTGCCGACAGCGGCCGGTCGAGCACCAGCGAGCCACCATCGGCAGCAATCACCTGCATCGTAGTCCCGGTCAGCGGTCCGTCGACCCATTTGACCTGCCCGTGCAGCGCGTGGGCGGCAGGTGGGCCAGCGTCGAAGGCGACGCTGTTGGCCTCGAGGTCGAGCGCCTTCACGCCAACCAGCGTCGTGTGAAGGTTGGGGCTGAGCCCGCAGGCGGCATCGCAGAAGGCGGCACGGCAGGTCGGACTGGTTCGCGGCACGGGATCGAGTTCGAGCGCAGCCTTGGCCGAACGCAGTTCGGCTTCGAAGCTGCCGTCCTCGCGGCTCACATCGCCCAGTTCGCCGTTGAACAGGACGGCGCGATCGAGCGTCTCCCAGTCGACGAGGCCGATGGCGATGCGCGCCCCGGTGTACCGGCCGGTCTCCAGATCCTCGGCGGAAATGGCGTCGTGGGCCAGCACGCCCTGCACCTCCACCGCATCGCGGCGCAGGTCGGCGGTGCGGCGAATGGCTGAAGGGACCATGCCGGGCGCGGCGCGATAGGTCATCAAGCCGAACACGAGATCGCGGTCGTGGCTGGTGAAGCCGAGCGCGACCCCGTCGCGGCGCTTGATGCTCCACCAGGTCGCGACACCTTCCAGCTCGTTCGAGAAGAAGACATGGCTCATAGTTCCTCCCGCAATTCGATCAGCGGCACGCTTGGCGCTTCGCCCGCGCGGAAGGTGGCACCGGTGATGTCCAGCCGGTCCTCGGCGAAGCGTACCGGCACGTCGAACAGGAAGCCCGCGCGCACCGACTGGCCCGCGCCCGGCGCATCGGTGAAGATCACCGGGCCGCCAGGTTCCAGTACCCAGTCGGTGGTTGGCACGCCGTCGACGCTGACGAGCACGGTGTCGGCGCGCGGCCGTGTGATCGGGCGCTGCTGCGGATCCTCGCTGCTGCCGTAGTTCTTGCGCAACCAGAAGCTCGCCGTCAGGCCGTCGCCGATGCCGATCAGCTGATCGGTGGCGGTCGGCGTCCCGGTCAGCCCGTTGGAGCTGAAATCGAACGGGTCGGCGAGGCGGAAACCGCGCGCCGGGCCCCGGCGGGCGCGGAAGAATTCCAGCAGGACACCCAGATCGGTCTCGCCACGAATGCCGGGGCCGACGTCGTAGTGCAGCCGAGCATCGCTCCACTGGCTGTTGCGCCGCTCGTGCCCGGAAGCCGTCAGCGCGATAGATGTCGAGAATTCGGGGCTCACCCCGGCATCGCGGCCGAGCGCGAGCGGGTAGAGCAGGTCGTCGAAAGGTTGCACCTGTTTCTCCTGGTAGGGAAGGCGGACGTATCCGTCGCGGCAGACCTGCGGCAGCGCCCAGACGAAGGTTCTGACGACGCCGCGGGCCCGGGCCTCGTCGAGGCCGGCATCGATAAGGGCCCAGAACCGCTCGCGGTCGGCGGGATCGAGCACGAAGCCGGCTAGGTAATCCTGTCTGTCGAGCGGGTAGCCGAGCCGCGCCTGCACGGTCTTGTAGGCCTTGCGCCGCAGCGCCTCCGCCCCGGCGGTCAGCCAGTCGTAATCCTCGACCTGCAGCCGGTCGTAGGCAGGCCAGGCCCAACCTGTCGGCAGATTCGCGCGCCGGGCTTCGGGCGTGGCGGCATCGAGGATGGTCGGCGTGAAGGCCAACAGCATGACCTCGAGCGGGCCGCCATAAGCCGCGCGCGCGGCGGCGGCGAGGTCAGCTATCGATTCGGCGAGGATCGCGCCCGCGGCATCGAGCAGCGCCAGCTCAGCCGGGGTGGAGGCGGTGCGCAGATCGGTGATTGCGGGTACGCTCGGCACACGCGATGCGAGCACCGCGCGGGCGGCATCGTCATACAGGCAGGGCGCGCGCGTGTCGGCGGTGACCCACCACCAGGGCTCGCCGATCTGGAAGGCGACAGCCATCGAACGGGTGCGGGCGAGATCGAGGAATTTCGCCGCCACGCTTCGCAGGTACGCCATCGCCTCCGGATTGGCGGGCGAGAGCAGCGTCGATGGAGGCTCCCATCCGGTCCGCGCCGCCGTCCCGTTATGGGCCCGCTGTTTCCACGCGGAGGGGCAGTGCACATCGAGAAGCTCGTAGGACAGCGAGAGGATGGGCCGGATACCCAGCGCCTTGCACTTCACGAGGAATTGCGAGTGCCAGGAGATCGCCGGGAGCGACAACGTGCCCGCGGGATCGACGAGCAGGGCGCCGTCCGGCTGGCGCTGCAACCGGAAGAAGTGGCTCATGCCGAGGTAGTGGACGACATCTCCGGTGTAACCGAGATGGCGCAGATTGCGCAGCACCCGGCCCGGCGCGAGGTTGTAGCTGTCGTCGTATGCCGTCGCCATGCCGCTGCCATTTGCCGGCAGGATGACGTCCCCCAGCTCCAGCATGGCGCGCTCGCCGGCGACGCGGATGTTGCTGAGGCCGACGACGCCCGTGGTCGCCTGCGCGAACGGCGAGGGGTCTGCCGGATCGTAGCCCGGCGGCACGATCGAGATGAACATCCGGTCGATCGCCGCCGGGTTCACGAGGTCGCCGTCGGCCAGCCAGCCCTCGCGCAGGTTCGAGAACGGCAGGGTGACCGTGGCCCTGTTCGGCGCGCCCTCGGCGTACTTCCACAGCCGGACGAACCAGCTACGCGCATTGCCGTCTGTGTCGCGCCCTTCGATCGTCAGGGTCGGGCCGTTCACCTCGTCGAGATGTCGCACGTCCCTGCTGGTCCACAGGAAAGTCAGCGTGGTGCGCGAATAGTCGCGGTCGGTCGCATATCCCAGCAGCGGATGGTCGAAACGGTCCTCGCTGTCCCAGATCAGCCCGACCAGTTCGTTGCGATGGTGGAATTCGCAGTCCACCCGCACCGTGTCCGATCGCTGGGTGATGATGCTGGCCATTGCCGGACGCGGGAAATCGACGGTCCAGTAGTCGGCATCGAAGCGTTGCAGGAAGTCGCTGTCCTGCCCTTCGCGCTTGTCGGCGAGCCAGTATGCCATGGTCTTGGCTTCCCTTCGTTTTCAGAAATTACGCATGGCACGCGCTACGGCGCTGGCGACCTGGCGGCTCGAGCGGCGGAGCATCACCGGTCCCGAAGCTCCGCGTTCGGGCGCCAGGGCGATCGAGACGCGCACGTCGCGCTGCTGTTGCTGGCCGAAGCGGGCGCCTGTCTCCACGCGCCCGGCGCTGGTGGGGACGAAAACCTCCGGCCCGCGCTCACCCACGATGTAGGCCGCGCCGGGCGCGACGGGACCGCCGGTGGCGCGACCGGGCAGGCCGAGGAGCGAGCCGAAAAGCCCGCTCAGCACCGCGCCCATGCCGCCCGCCGAGCCACCGCCCGCTGAGCCATTGCCGCCGCCGAGCAGGGTGCCGAGCCCAGACCGGAGAGCCTGCGCGGCAATCTCGCTCATCGCGCCCAGCGCGACGGACTTGAGTTCGTCGAAACCCAGCTTGCCCCGACGGATGGCCGAGAGCAGGCTGCGTTCGAGCACGTCGCCGGCACGGGCAAAGCCGTCGGTCAGCGAGGAGTCGAGCCCGCTGCGCATCGCTTCGATGTCGCTGCGAAAGCCGCTGGTATTTGCGCGGACCTCCACCAGCAGGGTGTCGATTTCATCGTCCATTGTCTTTCCCCTCCAGAGCCCCTTCTGTCGCGTCCTGCGCCATCAGCCGGTCGAGCGCGGCGCGGTCCATGCCGGGCGATGCGGTGCCGGTGTCCTCGTGCAGGATGGCCGCGAGCTCGGCTGGCGTCGCTTGCCAGAACCAGTGCGGCGGCCAGCCCAGCAGCCGACCGGCGAGTCCCGCCAGTCGCCGTGCGCCGTGGGCGAAGGCGCCGCTCACGCGCTCCCCTGCAGGATCTGTGCGAGGAGCACGCGCAAGGGCGCCGCCGCGCGGGCGAGGCCCAGCGCCATCACCGCGTCGCCCATGTCGTCACGCGTCGTGGCGCCGCGATCGGCCAGGCAGTGCCAGAACAGCCCGGTAATCTCGGTCAGCCGCAATCGTCCCTCGCCCGCGCGTTCGACCAGCGCGAACAAGGGGCCGAGTTCCTCCTCGGCGGCGACGAGCGCGGCGAAGCTGGGGCGCAGGATTCGCGGGCTTCCGGCCACTATGATCGCGGCCTCGCCGCGTTCGGGATTTGCATTCATGCCGGAACGACGGCCCCCGAGCTTTCGAGCTGCATCGTGTAGTTGCGCTCGCCGTTGAAATCTCCCGAGTAGTCGAGCCGCTGGACGAGGAACCGGCCGCGCAGGCGCTCGCCGTCCTCGAAGCTCAGCTCGTAGTCGGCGATGGTGCCTGCAAGGGCGTGGCCGCGCACTTCGGCCTCGGCGCTGCTGCCGAGGAAAATGCCCGCGGCGCTGACCGATACCGAACGCGTGCCCGCGCCCGAAAGCAGGTCGCGCCAGCCGTCCGAGCCCTTGTGGGTCACGACCACGGCATTGCCGTTGATGGACATCTGCGTCGTCCGGAGGCCGGCGACGGTGGCGTAGGTGGGGGGTTGGGCGCCGTCCCCGATCTTGAGAAGGAAGGCTGAGCCTTTCTGGGCTGTCATTGTCTTGTCTCCGATGAAAGGTGGATCAGGCGGTCTCGAGCAGGCGGAAGCGGTATTCCATGAGCACCGCGCGGGTGTTGCGGGCGCGCTGTTCGGACCGGGCGCGCAGAAACGTCGTGGTGACGACAGAGAAGCCGTCCTGCGCCAGCGGCAGGCTCTCGATGCGGTCTTCCACCAGCGCGGCGAGGCTGCCGCTTTCGCCGGGCTCGTCGCCGCGCGTGTGCAGTTCCACCGCCACGCGCACCTCGCGGCCGCGCCGATCCTTCGCGCTCCAGTCGGTGCTGGCGCTGGCGGCGATGCCGAGCCAGGGCGGGGCAGTCCGAGCGGGCGCTTCCTCGGTGATGGTGTTGAGTGCGACGGACAGCAGCGGATCGTCCGCAAGCCAGTCGACCAGCGCCTTTCTCAGGGCCGTTTCCATCATCGTTCTCCGCCAATCAGGGGCCACAGCAAGCGGGCCTTGCGCCAGCGCCACGGGTCGGCGCGGCGAGTGCGCAGGGCGTTTTCGGCATGGGCCACGGCCAGCTTGCGAGCCCGCTCGGCAAGCCGGGCAGCGAGGCCGGGGTGTCTGCCCACGCGCGCTGCGATCAGCCCGCTCATGCGAGGCGCATCCGGCGCCACGGCTGCCACAATGCGGCGACGGCGGCGGGCGGGGCGCCGGCTCCGCCCGCGTCGCGCTCGCGGTAATGATGTGCGGCAAGCCGCACCACCCCGTGGCGCAGCCCTTCCGGCAGGCTTTGCCAGTCTGCTGCCAGACCGGCGGTGAAGCGCACGGCGACGCGGCCCTGGTCGAAGCTCGCCTTGAGTTCGACCCGCCCACTGCCGTCGGCCGCGATGTCGAGCTGGTAGGCGAGCGGGTCGACGGCCGTGCGCGTGTCGCCCGGCGCGATGGCCTCGAGCGCGGTGATGGCCCGCACCGGCCGGGTGGCGAGCCTGTGCCAGCCCGCGGCAGACGGCAGCACTTCCTGGCACAGCGCCTCGATCGGCATCGTGCGGGTAAAAACCTCGCAGGTGTCGAGCGCGGCGCGCAGCAAGGCGGTGAGCACGACATCGTCGCGCGTGGTGGTGATCGCGAGCCATGCCTTCAGCTCGTCGAGGGCCGCGCCCGGCAACAGGGCCGGCGCGATGATGGTTCGCTTCATCTTTTATATTCCTCAATCGCCGGCGGGGCATCCGCCCCTTGGCTTTCCGCGCGGCGACGCGCGACGCGCAGTCGCGCTTGCGGTCGCTGAAGCGACCGGACCGGCGCACGGCTTGACGTAAAGTGCTGCGAACGGGCGGCACAGCCGACCGCAAGGCCGACCGGCCGCCCGCAGCGGCGCAGCTATGCTGCGCGTCTAGCGAGGACGAGCCCGCGCAAGGCGGGCTCGCACTCAAAATCACGCCTCGATCTTCAGCAGCTTGATCGCCGAGCTGTCGAGCACCTGCCCGCCCACGCGCTTGGTGGCGTAGAAGTGGACGAAGGGCTTGTTGGTGAACGGATCGCGCAGGATCTGCGTGGCCGAGCGTTCGGCGATCAGGTAGCCGGCGCGGAAGTTGCCGAAGGCGATGGGGAAGGCGCCCGCGCCCACGTCCGGCATGTCCTCGGCCTCGACCACCGGGTAGCCCAGCAGGCGATCGGGCTGGCCTTCGATCAGGCCCGGCTGCCACAGGAACGCGCCGTCGGTGGTCTTGAGCTTGCGGACCTCCGAAAGCGTTGCGGAGTTCATCACCCAGCTCGCGCCTTGGCGGTGGCCGGCCTTCATCGTGTGGACGAGGTCGATCAGCCGTGCCTCGGGCGCCGCGTCGAAGCCGTCGGCATCGCCCGAGCCGATGTACTGCAGCGTGCCGAAGGTGCGCACCGCGTCACCCGCCATGCTGGTCGGCGCGGAGAGGAAGCCGCGCGGCTGGTTGATGCCGTTGCCCTTGACGAAGGCCGCACCCTCGGCGCGGGCGAACTCCATGGCGATTTCGCTCGCCAGCCACGCCTCGAGGTCGAAGGCGGCATCGTCGAGCATCGACTGGCTCGCCGCCGGATTGGCGTAGAGCTCGCCGGTGGGCGGGGCGATTTCGGCGAATTCCGGCGTGTCGGTTTCCGGACGGGCACCGGTCTCGCCGACCCAGCCCGAAGCGGTGCCGCCGGTGGTGACGAGCTTGCGATAGCCGCTGGTGCCGACCTGCACGACCTGGGCGATGGCGCGGATGGGCGAGATGTCCTTCAGCTCGCTGGCGATCATCGCGTCGATCTCGCGCGGCACGGCATAGCCGCCATCCTTGGCCACCGCGCCGCTGATCGACTTGACCTCGGTCTCGCGGCCGCGGCGCAGGTAGCCGTCGACGAAGCCCTTGACCTCGGCGCTCGGCTCGCCCGAGCCCTCGCCGATGACGGGGCGCACGGCGGCGCGGCCCATGCGGTCGAGCCGGGCCTTCACCTCGTCCACGTCGGAGCGCAGGGCCTTGACCTCGGACTCGGTCTTGTCCTGGCGGGCGACGAGATCGAAGCTCTGGGTCAGCGGATCGGCGAGCGGGTCCACCGCGGCACCGATGACGGTCTGGGAGGGGATCTGGATATCCATAGGGGGAATTACCTTTCGATGGGACATGCAAAGGCGCGCTCCAGCGCAGGCTGGAACGTCGAGGGGAATCGAACCGGCCTGCGCCGGAAAGGAATGAGGGGGTCAGGCGATCAGGTGAATCCTGGCGCCGTGCTGGAGCGGGTGGGTGACGAGGCTGACCTCGAACAGGTCGATGTCCTCCAAGACGCGTCCTGCTTCCGAGCGGCGAAAGCCCCGTGCGCGGTAGCCGAAGCTGAGACCGTTGACCGCCTTGCCCAGCAGCATAGCGACCGCGCGGCTGTCGGGATTATCGATGCTGGCGACAACGCGCAGGCCTTTCTCATCCTCCTCCGCGCGCTCGACCCAGCCGATGCGCTGGTCGGGGCGGTGCTGCCAGTAGAGCGGGATGGCCTCGCGCCGTTCGCTCAGCGTCCGGCGAAAGGCGCCTGGTTGGATCGTGTCGCGCGCGCCGTCGGGTACGTCGAACAGGGCGGCATAACCGGCGATTCTCATCGCAGCAGTTCCCCGACGCCGAGGCGCACGGCGATGCCGATCAGCAGCAGAGCGCCGACGCCGCGCACCAGCCACTCCACGGCGGCCTTCCACGCGCTGGCCTTGGCCGCGCGCCAGGCGCCGAGAAGGTCGCGCAGCTCATCGAGGTCGTCCTGCGCATTATCGTCGCCCAGCCCCAGCCGGTCGAGCGTGCGCCGCGCGCCGATCTCGCTCGCTTCCTCTACGATGGCGCGCAGGGTGACAAGATCGGTCCCGGTCGTTTGCGCTTGCACCATGAGCGCCGCCAGCATGTCCTGCCGCATCATTTCGCGTCTCCCTGCTTCAGGCCGAGCATGGCCCGCTTCTCCTCGTCCGAGAGGAAGGTGGCGGCGGTCACCTGCGCCCACAGCTTCTCGCGGTCCTCGGCGAGCGCGGCCACGCGGTCGAGATCGATGGCGAGGTCGAGGCCGGGGAACCACGGCTCCAGCCCTTCCTGCAGGCCTTCGAGAATCTTGCCCGCCAGCGGCAGCAGCGTGAGCCGCCACAGCGCGCGGTTGGCCTCGCGGTAGTTCGAGTAGGTCGCGTCGCCCGGCAGACCGAGCAGCATCGGCGGCACCCCGAAGGCGAGCGCGATGTCGCGGGCGGCGGCGGCCTTCAGCTCGGCGAAGTCCATGTCGGCGGGCGAGAGCGACAAGCTCTGCCACTTGAGCCCGCCTTCGAGCAGCATGGGCCGGCCGGCATTGCCGCCGCCCTGGTAGGCGGCTTCCAGCTCGCGCTTCAGCCGCTCGAACTGTTCGGTGGTGAGGCCCATGGCCTCGCCGCCCTCGTAGACCAGCGCGCCGCTGGGCCGCGCCGCGTTCTCCAGCAGCGAGCGGTTCCATTCGCTGGCCGCGTTGTGCACCGCCACTGCCTGCTCCGCGGCGGAGAGGCAGCCCGCGCCGTAGTGGTCGTCCGCCGGATGGAAGCTCTTGAGGTGGATGACCGAGGGCCAGCCGTCTTCGTCCTCCACCGGCAGCTCCAGCGTGCGATCGCCCAGCTTGTAGCGGTAGGCCGCGGGCCAGCCGTCCGCTCCCGGCACCACGCTGATGCGCTCTGGCCTGAGGGCGAACAGTTCGACCGGTAGCCCCGCCCCGTCACGGGCAACCTGTACGAAGCCGTTGCCGTGCAGCAGCATCTGCGCCGCGAGCGTCTCCAGCAGGCCCTGCCCGGCAGAGGTCCGCCGCACCAGCGCAGCGGCCGCCTCGTGCGTCGAGAAGAGCGGCGCGCTGCCCACGCCCTCGGCCACGATCCGCACCGCCCGCTGCGCCACCGGATTGGCGAGGTAGGCGTGGCGAACGGCACCACGATAGTCAAACGGCAACCGCGCGCCGCCGCTCTCATAGGCCCAGCCCCAGGGCGACTGGAACGCGCGGGCGATGGGCACACGCTCGCTCGCCCCGCCCTTGAAGGCGGAGCGCAGGTTTTCGAGAAATGACATCGTTATCTCCTCAATCGCCGGCGGGCCCGTCCGGGCCCTTGGCTATCCTCGCCTGAATCCCTCCGCTTCGCTGCGGGGCGGCTGCGGGCGCGCAGTCGCGCTTGCGGTCGCCGGGCGACCGGGGATTCGGCAGCATTCGGTATTAATGGGTGGGCGGCTGGCGAAGAGTTCGCTCAAAACCCCCGCACCCGCGGCGCCCCGCGCTTGCCCAGCATGAGCTCGGTCAGCGCCCAGACCAGCGCGTCCGCCCGGTCGGGCGAGCGGCCCGGGCCTTCGTAGCTGCCGCCGGTCATCAGGCCGCAGAGCTGGTCTTCCAGCTTGCCGAACATGCCGACGTGGATCACCCTGCCCGTCTCGTAGAGCGCGGCGACGGGCTCGGCGCGGGCTGCCTTGCCGCGGCTGGCGTGGACCAGCTGCACGGGCATGGCTGCGTCCACCGCGTGGAGGACGCTTCGTACCATGTCGCCGCCCTGGTTGGCCTCGGCCACCACGCGGTCGGCATTCCAGTCGAGCGCCGCGCGGGCGACCTCGCGCGACCAGCGTTCCGGGCTGGGGCGGCGGATCGAGCAGTCGGCGACCACCTTGGCGCGCCCCTCCTCGGTCAGCCCAACCACCACGATGCCGCATTCGTCCCCGCGCGAGGAGGCGGGCGGATCGACGCCGACCACCACCCGCACAAAACCCTCGAGGTTCACCTCCTCGCGGCAGCGTTCCAATAGCGTGCGGCTCCACAGCGCGCCTTCCACGTCGGTCAGCAGTTCGCCGCTCAGCTCCTGCCGGCCGATGGCGGTGTGGCCGTAACGCATGCGGATGTCGCGCACGAAGCGGTGCGGCAGGTTGTCCGCGTTGTCGAAGGTGCTGCCGCGCACCAGTGCCACCTCGCCGCGCTCCGCCTCGGCGAAGAGGCGCAGCAGCAGCGGCGTGGCGCGCGGCGTCGTGGTGGCGAGCGCCTGCGGCTGTTCGCCCAGGCGCAGGCCCATGACGAGGTTGTCCCAGGTCTCCAGCGCGCGGCCCGCCTCCCACTTGCCGATCTCGTCGCACCAGGCGTGGCTGTGCTGCGGGCCGCGCAGCGTTTCCGGCTCGCCCGCCGAATAGAGCAGGGCCTGCGCGCCGGTGGCGAATGTCAGCCGGCGGAGCGACGGCTCCCAGGTCACCCGGCGGCGACGGCGGCGCATGCAGGCGAGCACGCCGCTCTCGCCCTCCACCATCACCGCGCGCGCCTCGCCCAGCGAACTGCCGACGAGCGCGATGCGCGCATCGGCGTCCGCCGCGGCGAGCTGGCACACCCATTCCGCGCCCGCCCGGCTCTTGCCGAAACCGCGCCCGGCGCAGACCAGCCAGGTCGACCAGTCGCCTGCGGGCGGTTGCTGTTCGGGCCGCGCCCAGACCTTCCAGTAGCGTTTGAGCGCGCGCTGCTCCTCCAGCGCCAGCGAGCGGATCAGTTCGGCGCGCGCCGGCTGCGGCTGCGCGGCGAGCCAGTCGCGCAGCGCCGCGATGCTAGTCATAGGCGGGCGTCATCATGCCGTCCTCGGCCAGCAGCTTCTGCGTGGCGATCTGGCGTTCGCGCATCTTGTCGAGCTTGGCGGTGAGCGAGGCGAGGATGGCTTCCTCGTCCTCGTCCTCGTCCAGCGCGCGCTGCTGGCTCACCTCGTCGCGGTGGGCGAGCAGCAGGCGGATGGCGGCGGCATTGTCGTACTTGGTCTTCTCGGTCGGGCGCTGGCCCTTGCGCAGGCGGCGCAGCAGTTCGAGCTCGAGATTGTCGTAGCCCTCGCACAGGGCGCGGCGCCACTGGCGGGCGAATTCGCGGTCCTTGCGGCGGGCGGCATAGGCGGTGCTGGCGGAGATGCCGGCGGCCTTGGCCGATGCCGTGACATTGCTGCTTTCGGCGAGCTTTTCCAGGAACGGCGCGATCCAAGCGGCGCGTTCGGCGATCCCGTCGTTCAT